CCAGCTCTTTTCACGAACAGATTTGAATTCGCAAAAGATACAGTATGCTGCCCACATCATTGTGAACGCAGGAATAGGAATGACAATGCTGGACATTACATCTATGACTGTCAAACAGAGCATTGGAGAGAAGTACTTCTGTGCTTTAACACTTGTCTTTTTATACCCAGTTGAAGTTCTTGCTTCTTGTCGCTCCTTCGCTTTTTTTACTCCAAAAATAAGATCTATGCCCATTGCCGTTAAGGTTCCGGCAAAAGCCAATACGATGAGAATCACGTGCATATACAAGTGGTCATGAATAAATTTGTAAATTACATCTTCCATTTCTATTTATTGAATTATTAATACTATCTTTGCATCGTTTGTCATTGCTATAACCAGCAATTATTGTCTGTATCCGCCCTGCTTGGGAAAGTAGGGCGTTTTTTTTTCTACTCTTTATAATACGCTTTTGTTATAACCTCATTTTTTTTAAATAAGATTCCGCCAACCGGATCCAAATCAAGAGTATAAACATCAGGATCAAAACCCAAATAATTAATTCGTATAGCAGATCCATGTATACTGGTCTTTCCTAATGGAGTTTTACCATCTCTCTTATAGGAATAGACCTCAATTGAAGGCATATTATACTCATTATCAAATGACATATTTATAACCTCCAAATCTTCTGGACTATACATTTTTAAAGATTTAGTTAAAGGATTAATAACAATTCTTTGACCAGAAATTGAAGTCTCCACTTTACCGATAAACTCACCGTCTGTAGCTATTACTTTACCATTCTCATCTACCCTGAATGGAGCATTCTGTGGATTATCCGACCCGGCATAGAATCTTATACCTGTATCACCTGATCCTGACCCGGAAACCCCGGCCGTAACCTTATCATTTGCATCCAGGATACGTATTTCGTTACCAGACAAAAAATCAAGCTTTGCATCGCGTGCGATAATAATAGAAGTAAGAATACCTACAGCATTAGTAGGAAGTTCTTCCCAGTATGTTGTATTGCCAGGTGCATTATCGGTTGTACTGACATGTGTTTCCAAACATTTATACCCTCGCCAACCGAGAGCATTATTAGCACGTACCATCACTACATCAAGATAGCGGGTAATAGCCGTAATGGATTCATCGTTACGGTATTCTACTCCCAGTTTCCATTCGGACCGCCGGATAGCACACCCATCATTACCTTTCTTCCCCGGATTGCCATCCAATACCTTGGTTATACTTTTTTGGGCAATGATATTCTTGGAAGAGTCTGAAAAGTAAACAGAGAAGTACATTTCATCTTCTCGTTCAGGACCAAACTCAACAGAAGGGCCAGGGGACCCATCAACAAAAACCCTTGTCAGCTCGTTATTATAATCGTATGCCTCAAAGCTGGGATAATAATCAGAACAAATCAGTTTCTTCCCACCTACAACTTTATATAGCGTTGCCGATACATCAGGATCTAATTTCGGATACCCATCGTTTGTACACGCTATGGAATCTACAACAGCATTACCTTGTGTAAACACAATATCATAGGAGATACCAGGTTGACCGTCATATACCTTCGCCAAACTGGTCTCTATGATGTCTTTGCCCGCTTCCAGATCAGTAAAACCCACACGGATCAAATCATAATCACCGGATACGTTAAAAACATAGCTGCCCGTTGGAGAAGTACTGATGCTTGTGTCCGTCCGTGTACCATCCTTATAGTAAACGACCACGCACTGAAAATCTTCACAAAGCTCCTCAGTGTCCCCGGTTATCTTATACAGATATGCCGTTGCCTGATAATACAGTTTGGGACTGCCATTGGCATCACAAGAGATGGAGGTGACAATACGGTCCAACTGTTTAACCACAATCTTGTACTGCACCGGTGACACGCCATCTTCCACTATGGTAAGTGTTTCTGAAGCAATTATCGCGTTAAGGACATTGTCACCCGTTACCTTTACAGCTACCACACCGGCATGCACCGGAGAGGCAATCATGTGGCTGTATACCACAGAATACGGCTGGAAGTTACCGCTTACAATGTGCCCCCACTGATATTTCGGTTTATCCACATTATTTACCACAGCTTCGAGCGTAATCGTAGGGGGATCATAAGTCCCGTCAGGAAGCTTATGGAACACCCGTTCCCCCGGCAGGATTGATACTGTCGGGGTACGGGGAATTCTTTTTAATACTACGCTACCTCTTGACTCCATATTAATTAGGGCTATCTGACGCTTCCACCTCAAGAGTCAATTCATCACTTTTTGCTTGATTGAAATCATCACTGGTGGCCTTAAAAGAATTATTCTGTAACTTAGAACCTCCGGTGCCATTAATATAATCAGAACCACTCATCAATGCAAAAGCAAACCATTTGAACTGGGTTGCTTCTACCCTTGAATCCCGATGTATAACCTTTACAGTAGTAGTTATCCCGTTTTCAGGATCTAAGATTCCGCCAAATGGAGTATCATACGAAAAGTCCATTATATAAGGATCTGACATATCTTCAACTGCGACAGAAGCGGAATATTGAACAGATCCGTTTATGACAAATTTAGCGACAAGGACACCTCGCGTATTCACATCAGTATTTTTAATGACCAAAGGATTGGCTTTGCTTTCAATCTCTTCAAGGCCGTCCACTGTTCCGTCTGTATCATTAGGCACTACCCAATACCAGTTCACACTGAAATTAGAAATGCTGTCACCACCTTTTTCCAACTTGGCTGTAGCCTGTATTTCCGTGGTAGTAGCATCTAACACAGGGGGATTAAGTGAAATATACCCCATGTATGTAGCTTCTGACCCGGTGTTTCTCTTTACTTCAATTATTGAAGAAACACTCTCATTAATACCGTCAATGTTTACTCCGGCAGTACAAGATATTATCTTGATACTTGTCATGTCAAGGGCCAGATTCGCCTTTATTGTAAGACATGGAATTTGAACACTCCCATAAGATACCGTCTGCGTAAGGTCAAAACGTGTATCTGAATCCGAAATAGGAACGCCGTCATAATACCATACAACGCTTGTAAACTCAGATATTAAAGCTGAATATCTTGAATATTGAGCCAACGGGTATACTTTTGGATGATTACCCTCCTGAGTCCAATCGTCATTGACAATACTTCCATTTACAGTTTGTTCCAAAGGACGCCCCCCTTCAGTAAACAACTGCATGGATAACGTTCCTGCATTCCTTATTCTCTTTAGTACTACACTACCTCTTGCTGTTCCCATAATAATTTTCCTTTCTCTTATTTATACTTTAATTCCACTCTCTCTTCTGAAGTTCTCTCAATGCCTGCGTGGTATCCATTGCAGTAGCACCAAGCTCCTCTATTACTTTGTCTACGTCATTGCCGAGCTTTTTAAGCTCATCCTCGATAAGTACCACTGTCGTCGCATTCTGACGGCATGCAGACTCTGAGGTGATAAGCCCTTCTTCAAGGGCTTTCTTTCTGTCTATAAATATGTATCTTGCCATAATTAAATATGTTAGGTTATACGGGTTTTAAATTGAAGTCTGCGGCTTGTGTCAGATTTATCTTATTAGCGGTATCTGCTTTATCAGACAATTGCTCTGATATGGTAGTTCCGGAAAAATCGTATTTATGCAAAAGCGTACCGTCATTATTGCGTAACTCTATAAAAGAGGTTGGTAGATGTACACGCAAAAGGGAGGTTATCGAATTACCGGTCTCCGAAAATAAACCCTCAACTATTCGACCATTGAAGTACGCCTCAATGGTACCCGAAGAGGAAAATAAAAGCTCAACCCGAATAGGTAAATTACTATTGTAAGGATAATTTATATACTTTCTTTTCTCACCTTGCAAAATAGAAAGTTGTATGTTATTGTTGTTTTCACGGGTGATGTAAAATCCTGTTTTATCACTGGAAAAGACAACAGATTTACCAGAGCCGTAAAAGCCATTCAGTGAAGGGAAATCGACTATTAAACGCATACCGTCAGCAAAAGTCTCTAACTTATCCGATAATCCTTCGGCAAACTCAGCTGCATACTTCACATGCTCCATCCCTTCAACCACATCCGGCTCGACCTCTTGTACGCCTAACCCGATATCATCAGCATCCAAAAGCACATTCATGCCCTTCAAGCCATTACCCCAATCAGCGGAGAAGTATTCCTCCGGATTGTCAAGCGTACCTATTCCGGCAACGTCCACCTGTATCCAGGCAGGGAATAACTTCACATTGTTGGGTATAGAAATCACACCTGAGTCATCGCCATAAGGGGTAACTACCTTAATGTTATATGCCGGCATTTCAGAAGTCAGCGCAAATTCATGATTTATCGTCTTTCCTTGCACGGACGGACGGTAACCTTCCGGCAATTGGATGGCTTCTGACTCTACTTCAATATCCGGTGCGGATGGGATGAAGTGGGGTGTGTAATCCGGCATGGAGGGAAGAACTGCCTCGCCTTGAAGGAGACGGATATTCTTGAACTGAACGGAGTTACCGGCAGTAGCATTGATCTTACCAGCATAAAAGAATAGATAAGCAGCTAATTCTGGATTGTAGTTATTATTAACCGTAAATACGCCTGTCGTATTTGACGGAGAAAGATCGAGGGAATTAGATACTTGAGCATTAACACCTTCAGACTGGTAAAGCAGGACCGTATAAGATTCAGGAGCACCTTTTAAATTAATTATCTCCCCAACATCTATAGTATATTTCCCGGATGCCTGAAGTTTGTTTTTTATCTCAATCTTATCACTTTTTTGATTCTGGGATTCACTTGCGGTTACAGTCAATTCCTCAACATCTTCACCAAGCACATTCCAGGCATACTCGCCTTCTATGAGCTGGACGTTCTTGTACTTGACAGAGTTACCGGCAGTAGCATTCTCTTTTCCTGCGTAAAGAATTAAACATACAGGCTCTCCAGCTGGATCATATTTATCATTAATCGTAAAAACATGAATTTTATAACTTGAATTTAACTTAGTACCTGATGCAACAATTGCATTCCCCTGCTTTAAATTAATTAAATATTCATATGATTCTCCTATGAGATTTTCCATACCATCAACCTTAACTGTTATTTTTTTACCCACAGATAAGACTTTTGATATTTGAATTTCTTTGTAATAATTATTGTTTGACACAGAAGCAGTAACTATCACCTCTTCCGTATCCCCTTCAAGCAGGTTGTAGTTGTATTCTTCGGTGACCTGGATGTCGTAGATGTAAGACGGAATGTCAACCCCATATGTACAAGAAATATGTGATATCGTCTTTCCAGGAGTGCTTTTATGCACAGCCTCTATTTTTTTATTAGCCTTGTAGTCAAATCGTAATGCAGACGAAACTGTACCGTCCGTGTACGCTATTATAAATGCAAAGCCCCATTGAGTTTCTGTTTCAGAAACATATTTTCCCACAACACGTAGAACATATGCTGTATTCTCCTTGAAAGACATCTTTCCGGAGAATAAATCACGTTGCTCAGTTCCACCTGCATAAGCACGTAATACAGACGGTTTAGGCACACAAATGTACTTCCCGTCCGCATCCTCTCCCTCAGTTACTACACCGGGCTTAATTTCATCGTTCAGATCAAGGAAATACTGCTTGGCAAGCAGATTGCGAGGGTAGTCGGCTATCTTATCAAGCTCCTCCTGCAAGTGCTCATTACGCACATCCGTCAAGTTCTGACGACAGTCCTGTACCTTGCAGACATAATTGTTCAGAGATCCTATCTTCAAACTGGACGCAGGAACTTGCAGCTCACGAAGGTTGTGACCGACGTAATCGGTAATCAGATTCTCCTGTCCGTTTTCTTTCTTGTACCACCAGAAAGCCGACGGGATGATTGTATTTCCGGAATACAGGTCGGCAGACAGGGTCATGTACTTCAAGTTGGAAAGGGGATTGTACTTTGATCCTCTTAAGGTTTCCGTCCTAAGCACAACAGGAGAAGAAGCGGATACGCTTGAAGATAATACTACAGTACCCCAAAAGGCAACCTTCCTGCGTACTTTCCCATTAACTATGTCGGCATAGTTTGCCGTAAAGAACAGTGTAATAGGATTGTCCGAATTTACATTTTTATAGATTGTTATTCTTCCTCTGTTATTCGTCTCAGAAGAGTAATCTATCTTATAATGTATACTTGTCGGTGATATTACATTTGCATCCTTATTACCGTTCTCGTACCACTTTACATCCGTAATATATCGGTTTACTACTCCGTTCTCAATTATTCCTGATGGATCTGTGATGCTGCACACAGGAAGTATCGCCGTAGGACGTATGCGTCTGTCCGGGGTATAGATCTTGTTATTAGCATCATACTCCTGCGTTAATGTTCCCTCCACGACATCCATTGAGAATTGGGTGCGTAACGGGGAGTAAACTCTGTTTAATACTGCCATATATATTTGTTTTTTAAATTAGTTTCATCTCTTCCCTCACCTTTACCGTGCCTATTGTAGCTTCACATATGAACTTTACAGAATTGGTAGGTACATCGGCTTCGGTTATGTGCACACTCTCACGGGCAGAAGAATGGTCATCATTCCATATAGCGTCACTTGCAATGTCTACCAAGTCCGTACCGGATTCACGACTCCATTCCCACTTTGTAACATCAGATGTCACGTTGTTGAAATAGCGTAGCACTTTAGCCGTCAAGGTGGTGTCTATCTTATTATCAACGATAAAGTTTCCGGCACTTGAATCAATCTCCATGCGCAGATCTCCGGCACCTAATGTATCCTGAACAATCTTTTCCAACTGCTCTATCTTGCCGTAGAAATACAAGCTGTTAATGAATGCAGAGTATCCGGTCGTTTCTACTCCGAATATCTTCAGATTATCCAGATACCCGAACTGGCATCCTATATTTTTGAAAGAGAACTCCCACCAATCCACATCTTTCAACATGCGGATATAGGGGTCGCCACTACCCTTCAGGTAGATTGATGATTGCCGTAACTTGTTGCTTATATTTCCATAGCTGACAAAATGCATCATGGAGGACGGAGCGATGGGATTAGGATAAGCATCCGAAGTGTTGCGCAATTCATAACGGAACTTGCTGTTGTGACCGGTTTCGATTATTTCTGTGATACGGAAATAGGATGTCGAGAATCCGGACATCCGGCGGTTGCCTATACCGTCATCATAATCTTCCGTAGAGTTCCCATTTTCAAAATGATACATGCCCATGCACAGATCGTCAACGGCAATTGTACCGATCTCACCGGATTCTAACTTCAGTGTGATCACACCTGTATTAAGAGGAGTGCCTTCCATATCCATGTCTGTCTCTACGGATTCTATCAACCCACCTCCGGGGGAAAGCCACAAATCACCGGCCGTTACTCTGATGCGGTTATAGTTTATCTGAGGGACATTAAGGAAGCTTCTCAAAATCAAAGAGGCTAGCTCGCCATGACCTAAGGAGTCGATGAAACCGCCATGGCCGGTCAGGCCGGGAGCAAATCTCTTACCAAACTGAATACCATTGCCGGCGGTAATCAGACCTTGAGATATCAAGCCTTCAAGAAAAGTGATAAGCTCGGCAGATGTATTTTCTTTGAAAGTATAAGCTTCATCAGCATAGCCTGCTTTGATCTTCTTCCCGGCAACACGCAGATATTCTGCGGTATAAGTTAATAGTTGAAGAAGATCAAAATTATCATGTTGATGACCAATACCACCGTTACCATCATAATTCTCTGAAAGGCGGTTGGCGATAAAGTCACTTAAAGATCCTGAAGATGCGGTATACCACTTTTCGGAATAAGGATCCTGCACGGGAAAAAGTGCCCCCTCGGTGAGTGGAAGGCGGGGAAATTCAACAAGCCGAGGGGGCACTGTAAAAGACCCGACACTGGGAACGGTGATATTTAAATCTCCGGCCGGTTCGGTTCGCGGAATGTTAAGAAAGGGCCGGGCATCGGCATACTTGTAAGTGAAACTATAATTGCTGGGAAGTTCACGATCTGTATAGGTGACGTTACTCTCTGTTACAACAATCGGACGAAGATAAGATCCGATATAAATGTACTTTGACAAAGAGGGGAAAAAATCAAGTAGCCAACGTCGTTCCTGGGCATTAAGATGACCGGTATTTTTTTGAAACTTGCGTTCGGTATCAACACGATATTCCAATGAGTTGTCTTCTATCCCGGCTATGTTGTGAGTATGTTCGCCAGTGAAATCACATGAACCATATGCACGGAAAGTATCAATACCTCCAAGAGAATTCTCGAATAGGATCCACTGTTCTTGCTCGGATAACATATCGGAGGCATAATATCTCTGTACATAGGTGAGACGAACGCCTTCCGCATTTTCAATCCATACGTCATAATAACCAGGAAGTTCATTATCGAGTTTCCCCGCAACGGAAGCATATTGCAAGGGAATAGTATACGCTTTTCCGGCTTCGAAGTCAGAAAGAGTAATATCTTTCTGTGTAATGACGGATCCGGAATCATCGGTAAAGTATACACGTAACTTCACGATGCAGGGAACAACTGCATAATAAGTAAGAAACTCCGGTGAATAATAAGTAACCGGCTTAACAGTAGGCTGCCAGGTAAGAAAATTCTGAGTCAGAAAATTTGTTGGTGTATCGGCAAAGCGATCTATACCTGCACGAACAGCACGAAAAGTGATATCGGTATAAACCGGATCTCCGGAAACATCGGGATTGACAACATACTCATCAGAAAAACGGGCAGTAAACGTATCGGCAAGGGTAGGCTGCAGATAGACTTGAGACGACTCCTGAAGCTGGAAAGAGAGACATGAATGAATGATATCTTTCAAACTTATAGTAACAAGACCATCCTGGCCGGGATCATAACTTTGCGACAAGATTTCAGTAGCTCCCTGCAGGAGTACGAATGAAATTTTTCCGGGAGTACTAATGCGGAAATCCTTAATATTCCCGGAAAGAGATAACGCATCTGGTTGCTGAAGAATCGTCATATCAATAGCTATTATTTTGAAACGAAAGTAGGAATAAGAGGGTGGGAATAAAAGGACAACTTTTATTCTTCAGAGAATAATATAGGCGTTAATGACCATTCTACTTTCTCCCAATAATCTCTTCCATCACGCCCTATCGAATGTCGAGCATAGGAACGGTGAAAGTAACTTCCTCCACTGTTATACTGGGACTGGGTAGGAGGTAGGGGATAAATAGCCGGCAGGGGATCTATAGAACTACGAAGACCTTCAATCTGAGAAGGAGAAGCATTGAACTCATCCTGCGTAATGCTGTAAGAGGTACGCTGAACCTTCCACTTGTATTTCTGATTCGGGAGAAAGCGCTGCGATTCGAGAGGAGCAACTTTAACCGGAGTGTGAAGTAAAGTGGTGAAAAACTCAGATTCTTTAGGTTCATCTTTACCGCCAATACTGTAAACGAGTTTGTTTATAAGAAGTTCCTGTCCACAGAGGTAGACTTTAGAATGTGGCTTAACATTCATTTTCTGAGTAGAAGACAACAGCAGACCGGCTTTAACAGGATGTAGAGAATTTCGGAGAAGATTGTCCATATCTCTATAGAACCGTTCGTAGATTCCATGCTCACCATTATAGAGTAAAGAATACTCCCAACGGCCATCTGCAGTATGATTAGTGCCGTGTGTTATAGTGTCGAAGTAAGTAAATGCGAGCATTGGCGGCTGTTCCTTATCTTCTGCAGTCGTGGTTTTCTCATCATCTTCGGAGGTATCGCTATCAGAAGATGAAATGACTATTGTGGAATTCAAGGTACGACCTTCACCAATATAGGGAACCGGCCATGGCAGTTTCTCTCCCAACGGAGGAAGCTGCGAACTGGAACTGGAACGGTAGGTGGCAGCAATCATGGAATATGCACAGTCCGGAACTTTGACTTCGAAAACCGGTAAGTTGCCTCCGATATAATAAGGTTGGATGGAGTCGGCAACGATTTGAGTGACTTCTGAAAATTCGCCATATCCAATCCTGGTATACCAACCGTATTTCTGATCGAGAGAAGCTTCGGGATACTTAGAAGAGATCTCAGCTGTTGAATCGAAAAGATCGTAAAGGGAGACATTGTTTTCAGAAGCAATCTTTATCTGTTTATATCCGGAAAACTCGATAACAGGTTCGGAAGTCAATACTCCAGTGAGATCTACAGAAGGGGATTCTTTAACGATATCACGAAGAAACTCAATAGTTACCGTGCGGTTAGCTTCATCGGGGATAAACTCACAACAAAACTTCTTGCGATAGACATTCAATAAAGTACTGCACATACAGTTGGGTATGAGATGTGCAAGAAGGATGGTACCATTAACTAAAGAGTCTATGGTATTGTTGATTAACACCATATCTTTAAAGGGTTGAACGGTATCGAAAAAGTTAGTAAGTAACTGGTATCCAAAATAGGAAAATATACGCCGTAAGAGGTAGGATGAACGAAGAAAAGGAGTAATATAATATCCGGGAGAAAGTGATATAACCGAGTCGTTAATAGTTTCGGAACGAGGAAAGGCGTTATAAAAATTTATGGTACCGGAAGATGAATAGTTACCATTGGCATTGTAACGATCTACCTTATTGACCATACGACGCTCTCCATCCAGGTCCAACCAGACAGGAAAAACTGAAAAATTAGGGTTCGTATTGTCAAGCAGTGAACGACAAAAGTCAATGCCTTGCTGAACGGTAGCAACTCCGGGAATGGTTTCATCCCCAAAGACATCGGCCAGCACGGTTTCGGACAGACGGGAAAGAAAAGAACCTTCATTGATATAAAAAGAGGTACTGAATCCTTTTTTCCTCTGTGCAGAAAAGATGGCTTGGCGACAGGACATGAAATAAGATCCGTCCTGAATGGTACAATTGATATCTGTTGAGGGCTTTGAAACATTGCCCAACATATCGGCATAGCCAACCATCTTTCTGTTGATAGGAGTATCAGGAAGATCGACCGGAAAAGTCTGCTCTCCCCATTCATTAAAAAAAAGATTGGGGCGTTCAACATCCAACTGTGTACCAGGAGAGAGTTGATAGGGTTGATTGAAGTGAGTATTAATAATTTTCATACGGCTATTTTTTCGCAAGATTACGGGAACGATCACGCAATTGTTGTTTACGTTCAAACTCGGTAAGAGAAACGGAGGCGGGAATACCATGTTCATCAATATTAATGATGGCATTGGCAAACCGTCTCATAAGTTCGGGAGTAAGTGTTACTCCCGAATCGGGTGATATGGGATCCGGTGAAGAAACGGTAGTCTTAGAGATAGTACCCCCAGAAGAGTAACCAGCCATGCGAGCACGAATGACCTGATTAAGATCGAGCGTACGGATAGTACCTGCCTGTTGGGACTTATCAAGTATATTGAGAATGGGGGCAATGGTAGGATTGGATACGGCAGCATTGGAGGCTACCCATTCTTTAGAGTGTCCCGAAGGTCCCTCTCCTACTATGACGGTGGGACGATCTATGAAACCACGAGCATCGGGATCGTAATCTGCATCGGGAAATAACTTACCATCCTGGGCACGTTTGACATCGATCTTTCCTCCGGACTCACGGCCAGTAGCAACACGAGCACCGCTTCTGGAAGAGGAGGAACTTCCTGAAAGAGTCATATTCTTGACTTTCTGCCGTTCGGCATTGGCAGCAGCCAATTGTATGGCACCGGTTGCCCCCATTAAACCTGCTGCAATAGGACCGGCAATAGGGCCTAATTGTGCCAGCGCCATCGTAATAGCCAAAGCTGTATTGGCCAAAATTTCTGAAGCTTTAATTGCAAACTGTACATCGGCATATTTTTTTTCAACATCTAACTTTTTCTGAGCTTTTTCTTGCTCCAAGCGTTCTATTTCCTCCCCATTCCCTTGAGCAGCCTTTATTTCAGCATCATACTTGGCTTCTACATTATCAATTTCTATCTGTTTAAAGGTATTGAAAGCATCGCTTAGCCCGTTTAGTGTAGCATTTACCAAAGCTTGCATACTCTGCATAACACCTTCAAAGTCCATGTTGGCGATAGCATCTTGCAGCTTGGTAATAGAATTAAAGATTTCTGTGAATTGTGCGGAAATTTCATTTCCTTGCAGGGCCTTCAGTTCTTCGGTAGTCTGCTTAACAAGTTTTTTCTTTTCTTCCTGATACTTTTTGTCGAGGTTTAGCTTCGCCTGATTGTAGAGTGCAGTAATTTCTGTTTCACTCTGTCCGTGTTCCCTGGCATATTCTAATGAAGATTGATAGAAAGCTTCCGTTAATTGCAGATTGGTTTCATATTCTGCTTGTAACTTCGCTTCGGGAGTTGCCAGAGTCTGTTCCGCCATTTTCCGTAACGCATCAATATTGTTACAATAGGTTTGTTCGGCTTTCAATCGAGTATCAAAGGATGTCTGTTCGGCCTTCTCTACACGATTGGCAGATTCTTTAACGAACGCTTCTTTTAGTTCGTTATGTTTCAGATTCAGATTTTCTGATTTGGCAGCAAAGTCTTTTTCAATAGAGAGGCGTTTGTCAGCAGAGTTATTCTCATGCGCTGCTTCCCAAATATCATACTCTTTCTGAGAGATCTTTTTGTTCAGGAGAAGAAGTTTCTGAATATTAAGAGAGGCTGTTGTTGCTTTCTGTTCTTCTGAAAGCTTCTGATCACGCAAAGATTTAAGATCAGCAATGAGTTGCTTTTCAGCATCAAGCTGAGCTTTTTCGTCTGTCTCCCTGGCTTTCTGTACTTCCTTGAAATCAACAGGTTTGTCAGGAAAACGTTTATCATATATTTCCTGAGCAATCTCACGATATTGATCAGCAGCATTCTTTTCGTCATTGAGCCAGGCAGCAAGCATAGACTTATTCATTTTATTGAAACGCTCCTGAGCGGCTGTCTTGTCTTTGTGTTGTTGAACGGCATCTTCTAAAGTCTGGCCATTTATTCTTTTCAGTTTTTCTTCTGCACCAGTAACAAGAGTGATATATTTTTTGAGTTCAGTATCTATCTGTTTAAGAGTCTCCTCACTGTTATCTACGTAGGATGTATAACCTCCAAACATACCATTGCTCTGAAAAACAGTTTTACCTCCCTGATCGTATTGTTTTTGTAACTCATCACGTTTTTTCGTGTACTCTTCTATCTGTTTTTCCAACTCTGATATAGCCCGGGTATTTTCAAATTTCAAAAGAGCTTTTTGTTTCTTCAAATACTCATCTACTTTTTCTCCGGAAATAGCTATTGCATTTCCCAGATCGTCAAAAGCAGATGCTGCCCCAGGAATTAAAGATGTTATCTGAGAAATGACACCGGCCAACTCCTTCTGCTCAGTAGTATTAAGCGATGTCTTTGAACTCAATTCTTCATAACGGGACATCAATTGTGGTACAGTGGATTCCAACTGAACTAACTGATCCAGATGCCCCTCGTATACTTCGGTATGTGACGTAAAGAGTTTATCAATTGTAGAAAAGAAATCAATTCCTCTGCGTAAAAGCCCTTTATAGAAGGGTTCCATTTTTTTCCCAATCCTATTAAGTACAGAATCTACCGTATCACCGAAGTTAGACTGCATACCCTCCAACTCTTGCATCTGCACGGCCATAGATCCTGCCACACCTTCTAATTGACCTAATGAAAGTAAGTAGTCCTTAATGGCTTGTTCTGAATTTCTCACTTCTGTAGTCACCCCACGAAATGTGAACTTAGTAGTTTCACCGCTTTTGGCTGCTTTTATACCAAACTCCTTTAGTCGTTCGTTTTCTCCGGTCATAGCATCAAGTATAGCTTCAATTAACTGATCGACACTTTTACCTTGAGATGACGCTAAGTCACCCATGTTAGTAAGTTCCCGGGATGTGGGCTTTAAACCCCGATTAACAAGTTTTATATAAGCCTCGGTCCACTCCTTCAGCGAAGCGGGAGTATCAGCAGCCAACTGCTGAAGCATTTTCATTGCCTGAGTAGCCTTCTCCTGTGACTGAAAAGTATTACGTAAAACAGCTTCATATTTTGCAAACTCTTTGCGGGTACGATAAACGGCTGAATTCAGTTGAGTTAGGTATCCGACGAGTTTTACAGCAATAAATGCCTTTGCTGCCATTTTCCACTTGGAAAGCATAGACTCAGCCGAACCAAACTCAGAACTAATATTCCTACCTTTATTCCTAAGATCATCCATCCGCATCCGAACTGAACGGAGTTGATTACTCAATGCTGCATATTCTTCCGGATTTGCAGCCTCGGACATATCTTCAAGATCTCCTGCAAGCTCCTTTGCAAGTTTCTTTAACTGACGCATTGACATGGCGTTGACATCAAGTTGCCGAGTTAACTTACGGACCTTATCATTGTTTTCGGATATCCGATTAGAATACTTCTTAACTTCCTTTTCAAGGTTTTTATACTCTTTTGAATTCTTCTTTCCCTGAGATTCGAGATCAACCATAGTCTTACGGCGTTCACGCTCTTCTTTCTTGAGTCCCTTTGTTTCTTTTGTAAGAGCATGAATTTCTTGCTGAGCCTTTCCTGTCTCAGCTGATACTATGTATCTGATCTCGTCTTCGGATAAATGTTTCTTTGACATGGTTTAACTATTTGAAGATATGTACTGAAGTGCCTGCTCAAGTTCTTTACGGATGGAATTCCGGATTTCATCATTGAAACCATATCGAAGTTCCGGGAAGGTTTCATGATAGAGAACTCCCCAAACCGTTCTATTATAGAGAGCAAGATTGTTACGGATGTGGCGGGAAATGCGATCATTACTCTTTCTGTAAGAGATGTCCAAGTATCGCAGATAGGGGAAAATACGCATAAAATACTCTGCTTTAGTGTCCGAAACATGAGAGGAAAACGGACGTCGCTGCAGATGTGCCAATAAGTTGCCAGAACGTGTATGCAGATAAGTACTAACTACACTTTCTTGAGTTTGATAGATTTGATTAATTCCTTGAGAAATGGTGTCATGGACAAACCTTTTTCTGATTAAATCTTCTGTAATCATGATTCGCTAAACTTATTTTCAGCGAATGTAGTGAGGGAAAAATAGAGGGAAAAGGACACAAAAAAAGCCGGGAACTACCGGCTTATCTTTTGTGTAACGGATTAAACGAAGGTAGTTCCCGGACAGTTTATTATTGAGTGCGCTCCTGAAGCATCCAACGGAAATCGCATCCGGATGCACCGGGACGATTCTGGAACTTAAAGCCGGCATCGATCATAGCCTGGAACAGTTGCTCTTTAGTAATGGAGGCCGAAGGATCCAGACGCTTGATGGCGGTATAGACTTCATCGGTGGAGAACCAATGGGTGGTATGCCGGGCATCGGGTGCAGGACGATACGTAGCTTGCAATCCGGCAATATAGATGCCGACATCGGGATTTTATTATTTTCCATCGTTTTGTGGTTTTTTAAAAGATGATATACGTTGTGCAAGATAACGAAGATTGCGCACAATACGCAGACAATCCTTATCTGATTCGAAAACGAACGTAAAATCTTCAGCAATAACGATATCTATAATCTCATTAATTTGATTTAGAATATCATCTGCATAATCTTCCTGTTGTAGAAACTTAATGGTTTCAACCGCTTCAGCGGTAATAAAAGCTCCATCAATATTAGTAGTCATGGGTGACCTCCTTTCTCATTAAAGCTGATATTGACCGTCCCACCATTGACATAGATGGAAATAGATTTCTCACTGCGTGCTGCGCGGATACGTTTACGTCCGGCGCACAATTCAATGCCCAGTTGGGTAAATACTTGCTGGATCTTCTCTGCGGATACATAGCGTCCGCGGGCGCGTTGTTTTTCTTTTTTCATTTCTATCAGTGTTTAGCTTTTTAGGTAGTTAACTTAAGACAAGAACGGCTACCATTTCCCTAGTCGCTAAACACTGATGATGTCCTACTCCAAGGAGCAAAAATTCACCGGGAAAGGCAGCCGCCTATAATTATGATGTACAAAATGGGGCATAAAAAAAGCCCACCAATATTGTTGAGCATTAACCGCGCTCTTCGGAATAAGAATCACCTTATCAGTGTTTAGCACTGCAAATATGAAGAAAATATTTGAATAGGCAAAAAAATACAAAGCTTTTAACTCAGAATATAATTAAAACTTTCGTTTCATTATGCAATAGACTTCTCCGTATGCATTACCTTCAATTGTATAAGGCGTCCCATGTTGAATATCAAAAGCTTGACCAAGTTTACTCGTCCAAAAACCATTTCGCAACTGTCTTGAAGCATGCGTACATTCTGTAGTACCAGGAACTACGTACAAAGCTATTTTCTGGAATTCAGACTCAAAATCAGAGTTATCACAAACGTTATACCCTTTTAATTGAAATGCTTGCTTAAATGCCTCTACATCTGGAGTTTTTATAATTCCATCAGGCCAATAACAAACACCATCCAAATCTGCAGTAGAACCATCAGCCGGCCACATCCACCGATCTTTATAATGGTAAGCCCAAGCTATGCAATTGTAATTAGGATCACAGGGACTAGTCAATTTAAAATTTATATCTGTTTCCAATTTTGGGAAGCCATTAATAATTTGCTGCTTGATCAACTCTTCAGTGCTTTTATCCATAGCTTGCATGCTTCAGCAATTGTCACGTTCGGTTTGTTCGTAATTTTCTTTTTGTAAATCATATTAAGAGCCCATACTATATTAGAAGGACCTTTATCTAATTCATCCAAAATAAACGGAACAATCTTAGGTCCCATTGCGACTATAGCTTTAAAATCTTCTTGATCAATAATGGATTTCACTGATGAGAAGAAAAGTGTTTTATTCTTCCAAGAATTATAATAATCATAAAACTTTCTTTTAGCTATAAAATTAATATCATTCTGATTATCCACCTCTGCAATATACTTAGATGCTTTAGGATTGGTGATCACAGCAGTTATGTTACTATATTGATCCAAATCTGCATACATAAGTGTTGGACTACTGACCAGTAAGCTTGCGGCAATAGTCAAAGGTTTAAATCCTTTTTTTAAACTAGCTAATTGCATGATTCGATTATTTTATCTGTTATATTATTAAAGAATATATTATTTTTAATATCTCTAAGCTCTTGCAATACAGTCCGAATTGAATTAATATCAAATATAAGGTTACTTCTATTCAAGACATCGATATCAAATATATATAAATATTTCTCAGGCATTTTATCCAGATTTTGATTAACTATAGAATAAACCTCTTCTCTGACATCTAATACTAATTTAAACCCATACTTTATAAGAGGATAAGGTACACCATTTTCAGCCGATGACACTAATGTTTTAAAATATTCTGATGGGTCACTAAACTCGACTAATTGGAACTGATTAATAAACCTGATTGAGGTTCTATTAATAATATGCTTTTCTAAAACAGGAGCTAAAATAGTCAAGTATTGGCAAATCAAACGTTCAAATTCTTCCCAGCCTACATATTTTCGTTCATCAGTATAAGTCAAACTACCTTCCGTAATGGCTAACTTGCATTTCTGATCAGCACTATAATATACATAGTTAGCTAGCTTCGCATTAGAAGTTCCTGAAACCTTAGAAGTACCTAGGAGGATTGAAGATGAGGGCAAATCTATACTTGCCTCAATAGTATCATTTCGATTAGGAAGTAACTTACGCAACTCAACATCGCAATTGAGAAAATCGTTAAGTTTTGTATCTCCCATTTCAAATTTCAATTGAAACAAGGCAACTTCTACAGGTGGATTGTTTAGCACCGGCCACTTATTTGCCATAACTTTTCGTCTATTATATAATAAAGTTACAAAATATTTAAAACATTATTTCGCTGCAAATATAAGAATAATAATATAACTTTGATACTAATTTTTGTACTATGCAAAAAAACAATAGCCTAATACACACACATGATATCCCTATTAGATTTTCAATACTATTTCCAACTTTATATATAAAAAACGCTCTCACACTGTTGATTGTTCACATAACCAGCTGTAACAAAATGCAGCAACTACACGGTAAATATGCACCATCTGATATAAATTATCTTTATATTTATGCCGAGGTACTAGAAAATGCATTTGCCAACCTAGCGTAAATCTGATCCCACACCTACTTCCCCATACTCATAACGAACGGCATTTATGGTATTATTTTAAAAGATCCGAATACAAATTGAATAGGTAAACAATACATTTCGTACTGTTTGCCATCAGCTCCAATTGAGGTGCTCAGCACCCCAATTGAACACAAATCCGGATCATCTTGAATTTTGCTTCTTTGAACCTTAGCATCAATCCCCAAAGCTTCGCAAATTGGTTTGATGGGCACTAACTTTTCAGCATTGTTTGCAGCTACGATGTCTACGTTGTTCACCAAGCTGCAAATTTAATAGCCAAAACGCGATGCATATACGTACCTGATTTTTGACGTGAAATGATCAAATCTGATTCGTTAACGATTCCTAATAAACCTGCATTTGCAGGTTTTTGGCGAGACTCTATCAAATCAGTTTCACATTTTACATTTAAAAAGCGAGAATTCTCGCTTTTTAAAGCTTCATTAATAAATGAAATTGTACCTTCATCTTGTAATCGCTCCTGTTTCCAGAACCCTTTTCAAGTTGTCATCAAGACTTACGGCCTCGCGATAGACCGAGAAGTATCTATCATAATGTTGCCCAACTCGGAAAGAGCAACAGATAGTATGTTCAGATCTTCCGGAGTGAAACTGGCAGCTTTACCATTAACCATATTCCCATTGAGCCGCTGATAAAACCACGAAGTACTTTTACCAAAGTATGTTTTTGCCAAATAAGATACAGAAAGAAAGGGTAACACCGGAGCTAATTGCCTACGAATGGTAATTGTCCGGCGAATATCTTTCACTTCTTCTTTTATCCGGCTAAAATCATTGGAGATTGCGACGTTCAAAGCTTCCTGCTCCGCATCATCTAAACTTTCCATAAGGTGGGTAAGCTGGCTATCAATCTCCGTACGTTCATTCTCCGGACTTTTTTTCCAAAGTTCCTTCAATTCAAAAAAACGCTTTACCTTATCCATACGCTGCTACTGTTTAAAGATTCTACTGTTAGTGAAAAAGGAATCCGCTCCCTTGGCCTTTGGGAGCGGAAACCCTTCTGTCAGAGAAGTTGACCCAGCCGTTTGATTTCTTCTTCAATCGACTTTATCTCCTTGTCCAACACCGCTTTCATCCATTTTCCCCGAGGGGTCAATTCGTGATACTTGCGGAGATAGAAGATGAGGTCTTGCTCTAATTCTTCTATCCGAGCCTTTAGCTCTTCGTCATTATTCATAAGAGCTCTTGTCTTAATGACGATACAAAAATAACAAAAATATTATTGATATGAAAATCCGGCAATAATATTTTTGTTATTAATCTGATATTTAACATTTAAATCTCTAAACCCGGGAATATTAAATGGCAAATTCAGACTTAAAAGGATGCCATTCGTTCCTTTACATTGAACAGATCGGCAGCGTTGGCTTCAAACATCATAGTCCATCCGATTGACTTCAACTCTTTTGCGACAAATGGAATGATATCCTGTCCCTTTATAGTTGAACGGCTAAGCCAAGAGATCTTGCCACATTCGGCATCATATAGAAGATGGGCACGTAAGGTGTTCAGCAAATTCAGACAGATGGCAGAAGCAATGGCTTCTTCGACAAGGTCTGAGGTGTCTGATAGCTTCATTGCAATTGTTGCTGCCACTTTCTGCGTATCTACAATAGAGTTCCGATTATCGCTTTTAGATGAGAATTCACCGTAATCGATAAAAAGATAAGTACCTGTCAGGTTATCGATACGTGCTTTGACTGATTCAAACGACTGCCCAAAAACGTAGGATTGAATCGCAGGGACTAAAGGTTCCGGAAGGTTCGCTATTTCATTGTGCAGTTCAGAATATTGAGCATAAGTACTACTACCATTATTAAAGATGGAAAGTACCCCCGATTTAGAGGGGAACTTTGCGAAATAAGAGAATAAATCAAGTATCATAATATCTGGTTAATAATGTGAATAGGCAATCCTGTTTCTTTCTCAATATCAGCTTTCTCCATTTTCATAGAACTCATGCTACAGACAGTTTCAATAATCTTCTTCCGGAGAATAGTCAGATACTTGATAACATTCATCTGCTCGATGACTGTTATATCACCAAGTCCATCATTGCTCAAGTTATAAAGAGATTCAAGAGCACCGGTACTAATAGTACTATTCTTACCTTCTTTCGATGCTGTGAGCAATCGAAACTCGGTTTGAGAAAACAGATAATTATTAAAAGCCTGGAAATTGAAAGCTATAGCCTGAAGTTCATATTCTGTTAAGTTGGCAAACTCTGAAGCTAACCGATGAGCACCTGCGGAAGAATACGTACCAGGATAATATAAGATAGCAGCCAGAAGCGGAAGCATATCTACAGACTTTCCCATCAAAGCACGAGCCTCTATATATTGCAACGCAGTTAATGAACAGGTCAAAACATTGAAACTTGTATCAATGGAATATGCAGGATAGATTTCGTCATTCACAATCACCTCCGGTACAAGTTGTTTGCAAAAGCAGCTATCCAGGGTAAATTGATAGTCCAAACGTGAGAGATATCGTGCGATGGGAAGGCTGGTTAGTCGCTCAGGAGGAGTTTTTTTGCAAAGCTTTCTGGTTTCAGGATCCATATCTTTTAGGGCCAAATCATTATCCGGATATAAGATAACGAATGGGAATGTTACTTGTTCTGCAAGAAAAGCCAGATTCTGAAAAGAGTCTTCATCTTTGATCTTCTTTGGTTTCCAGCCCATGACATTACATACATAGTTTACTCTCACCATGGCCGGAGAAAGTTCACCTTTGACCATCCGATTAAAATCTTGTACAAGACCGGAAAATAAAAACGGGGTAAGGAGATCCCATGAATTAGGAATAAAATAGGTATCCCCATGGAGCATAAATTCAATAGTATCTTTCATGGCATCATTATGATTATATCATCCGGAGAATTAAAAGAAGTTTCTGTATCCACTATCCCCGAATCATTATTAGATAAAACGAGATCGACACTTCTCAATAAAGACTGTACCTCGTCGGTTAACTGACTGGCAAGCATAAGCATACGCTCCTGTTCGTCTTTTCCGGATCGGTTAGCTTTAGAATCATCAAAAAGATTACGTATTGTTGCCGGAAACTCAAGGATATCCAATCGACGCAATGCAAGAGCAACTGTAGCCTTTGCAAGCGCATGTAACAGCAAGCCTTTTATCTCTTGATTATCACCTACACGCTCGAAGTAACCGGTCATAACTTCGTCAAGTACTTCTTTCTGGAGTGGGATAATCCGGAAGAAAAAGAGATAGGAAAGATCAATTGAATAAAGAAAATCAAAGTCCTCTGCAGTCTGTATCTGAAGAGAAGAAAGCAGTCTACAATAGCGGGATCCACTCCACTCTTCCAATTTTTCCTGATCAAGTAGCTGAATCAAAGTATCCATGCCGCTAAAATAGTTTTCGATATAGGACCGACGCATCGCTTCCATTTCATACTTGTATATGTCAATATCGGATTTGCGCTGCTTGACAACGTCAAATACCAACTGTTTTGCCAACGTTAAGTTGGCCATTGCAGTCAGTAAAGCATCATGTATCTCCCCTTCCCTCTTAACGATTATATCATAAACCTTTTTAGAAATAATAATGCATATCTGCTTTCGGGCGGACGATGCTGAGCTATTGAGGTCCTTAAATTCGATATTCGTTTCAGAATAAGGTGCATACTGGCGAAATTCTGTCAAATTTTTAAATAACTCTTCTAATATAATCATGACTCTTGCTGATTTAATCGTTCGTTCGGTTTAACTTCTTCCTGGCGACTTGGAATTTCCCGGTAGAAACCAATTCTATACCCTTTTTTATACAATAAAGGAAAGTTTATTTGAATAGCCCAATTAAAAGGTTCACAACAGATTTCTTCGTCCGGAGTAAGAGACATCAGATAAATCAGATAATTATAATATGCATCCGATCCGGACTTGGATATCACACCATCCTTCCCAACACTGGAAATAGAAGAGTCGAGACCCACACTCGATAGCAACACTTCATCAGCACGCTTATCATAAGCAATAAGCGATTCAATATATTCCTTGTACTTCAGGTCTACAGTTTCGATTTTCCAGCGTTCTTCATCAGTACCGCTACTTTTAAAACTGATTGTTGCATAAGCCTTCCCCTGGTTATCGGCTCCGGAAAGATATTGTGAAATTTTACGGAGTTCGGACTGGATATATTTAATCAGTGTAGACTCTTTAAATTCAATACCTATATCGATTCCATTAAACACATATAGTTTCACCCCGTCTTTATTCCGTTTTTTATTCTCATCACAGAGCTTCTGAATTTGAGTACGTTTCGCATTGATCCATGCATTAGGAATAATGATATGTATCTTTGCTGCCAAGCTATTACGTAAAAAGGAGTTAATATATCGTGCAGTTGCATTAGACCCTCTAATATATTCTTTGGTACCTTCGTGCGTCTCATTAACACCATAAAACTCGTCTACTGATTTTTCCCGGTGATGCGAAATGGCTGCATACTTATAGTTATCTACATCAGCCAAATTAAATTTCGGATAAATCTTAAAATTGGATATTCCATAAATCCAACGCCCGACAGCAATGAAGCGAAAGTCACGATAGTATACCAGATCAGTAGCAACATCTTTTTTGGTTGTGGCCAGTCTACATTGCCTGTTCTCCATCGTCTCGATACCAGCAACAGGTAGTGCCCCAAATTTTCTACCAACTGAGAATCTCCACTTCACAAAGTAGTCACGAAAATAATAGAAGTCTTTAATAATAGCTTTTGCGACTTCTTTATAGTCACTTTCAAGTCCACGATCCTTCCAACAATCCAGCCAATTCATTATTTCCGGACACTCAACCCATTCGCGCTTAAATTTGCCATCAGCAAATACTATTTTATACACTGCCGGTCCCTTTCCATACAGCATATTCATCTGCTTAGTAATTAAGCGAGGTAACAACCGGTTCTTTTTAAGATCTGCAGCTACCTCTTCACACTTCATGTTATTGTGTCCACGACTACACACTTGATAACCGTTAATCGTCTGCCACTGTAAATCAGGGAACGAATTGTAGTCTTCCACTGAAAAACCAGGATCATCCATTCCTATACGAGGATTATCACCAACTTGGAACGATATCACATTACTTTCATCGATGTAGCAACCATAGTCGCCCAGCATCTTCACGTCACTCATAACCAATCGATTTTATGAAGTTTAAAATTGTCCTGTGGAAAACCCATGTATCGAATCAGGATCCTATAGCACATCTTTGGTTCTCCACCAGCATCACTGAAGAGGAACAAGTTCTCACCATCGATACTAAACCTTTCATGTGGCAACTGAGTCCGGAACTTACACCCCTCCCGGATGGTTAGCTTACCAGATGCCTCTCCCTTTTGCCTTGAATAAGGAAAGAATGCAATAGTGAAACATCCATCAGGAAGTTTCGATATCTCTTTTGCCCATTGCAGTGCATGCGGTCCTGTCATTGTAGTTTCCATGCTCGAAAATACTTGTTTGAGAACACCTCCAAAAGGACCGGAAGAGGCACTCCCTCATATTTCCTGTAAAAAGAAGAGGGATGCACCTCACATCGAATTATCAGCGGGGCGTGTTGACAAGAGCCTGACGAAAAAAAAGAAATAAACTTTTGAAACGTGATTAGATTAGGTTTCAATAGATTAGCATATTTCTCGATGTCAAACAGGGCTATTATTATGTATAAAGACAAACTTTCCATAAAATTAGAAACTAATTTATAGAGAAATTATCCGGTAAATCTATCGGGATTGATGATAATTCACCTTGAACACGGTCACCGTAACGTCCAAAAAGCAAGTAAATAAGTGCACTTGGTATCTGTGTTGTAAGCCCGGCTTGAAGTTTAAGAGGTACTTTTACTTCTGAATTTTTGTCCAATTCAATACGGCCGTCCGTTTTTTTAAGAGGGGATAACATAATAGCACTACACAAATTTTTACACTCGTTTTCGTCGATAAGAACGCGGGGTAATGCATTACTGCGATTGCCAAAGATAAGAAGCAAGAGCTTGAACTGTTGCCAGTGGTAAACTGTCGCCTGGCCTTCGTTCATCAGCTCAACAGTAAAGCCGTAAGACTCCAACTCTCGCTTGAGAATGCGGGAGTCGGTGGTTATCTTTTCCAGGTCCTCTTTCTTCTTGTTGCCGGCACGGTCCGGATATAGAATGATATGTTTATTGACAGCATCCTGACCAAAGAACTCGTAGAACTGACGGGCAAGTTCCGGCTGCTCGTTCGGATAGTAACAGAAGAACTCCTTCAGTATCCTGAGTTCTGAACCATAGTCTTTCTCCTGGCCAACAACCAGGCTGGAGAAGTGGCCGGGATCATAACCGACGAGCAGTTCGTCACGTTTATTATAGTGCTTCAAATAACGGGCTGTTAGAATAAAGTGTTCCCGGAGGTCGAGTTTCAGGATAGACTCATAAATATAACTGTCTGAAAATTGGTGAAACTCTTTTTTATAATTAGCGAAGAATTTATTTACAACTTCTTTATGTCGAATAGCACAGATAGAAGTAAGAAATTCATCAATATCAAGCGTATCAAGCTGAGTTTTAAAGAATTTAGGTCCTAACACTTCCTTGTTGCAAAACGAGCTGGCACGCACATACAATGTAGCATTGCGACGCATATCAGCGAGGCGAGGTTTCCAGAGTGCGAGGGTACGTTCTACTTTCTGAAGTTCGAGACGGATAGCTTCGAGTATAACCGGGTTCGTTGTTTGTTTCTGTTGGGCAAACAGCTTGTAACGCTTGTACATAGCTGCATTAACATGCAGAGAAACTGTAGCAATTTCCTCAAGAAGTGCCTGGTCAATATTGTTTTCATACTCTTCGAACCAGTCATCTTCGCCAAGATCTACACGAGCTGTATCGGACACACCTGTTACACCCTGATAATATTGCGACATACGGATCTCGGCAGAAGATCCACGAAGTGACGGAAATAGTCGCGTCTTTAACTTCTCACCTTTGTTGTGTTTCATCTCTTCAATGAAAGCATGCACACCTGAACGGCCGGCGACAGACTCCGGTTGGTCAGAACTTACCATCTGCAAGTGATGGCCATCACGAAACAAAATACTGTGTTTAGGATAGGCAATAGGATAACGTGGGCGGCGAAAGTGAGAGGGTATCTTAGCCTCTCCCACCACATAGTCTATGCCATATTCCAACATCGGACGAACACGACCGGCAACGGTGACAGGGCGGGAAAAGTACGCTTGGATATTGGGCCATACATTGGTCATGAGGGCAATATAAGTTTTGTGTACCAGGAATGAAAGTTCTCCAGGCATATCGTTTGCCACCCGGATAATACGTGGTCCCATTACTCCTTCGGTTTTGCCGACGGCACGAGCACCTTCAACAAAGATATTGTTAGGATCCAGGACATTCACCTGAATCTGCATGGAGTTCATGTAGTAACTTTCAAAACAGGCAGTGGCATCAAAGGTATCACAGCCTGCAGAAAGCTTCGTTTGAGATTGGGAATAGAGTTCTATCGACATGACTATTCTTCGTTTACTTCTTCAAACTCAGCCTCTTGAATGTCAGCATCACGTAAGAGGCGTTTTTTCTCTTCTTTCTCGATGGGAAGCTTATCAATCAAGTTCAAGTAGAAACCTGCGTTATGCTTGGACGCTATCTCTTTCAATGACTTCTTAGAGTATCCGAGTTCCTCCGGAGTGATATCCGGAGAAATCAAGAAAACAACACCAAGATCACGATCAGCTTCAGCTATTTCCGATGCCCGTCGGCGACATTCAGCGGCAGCATCATAGCACTGTTTCTGTGTTTTGTAATCACCACGAACAGCGGAGAGCTTAGCCAGGTCCTCATATTTATCCGCGTAGTTTGACTCCCATACTTTGATAGATACATTATTATCAATCGAAAAGTAGTTGATGGCAGCATATATACGTGCCTTACAGGTACGTTCATCAAGATTAAGATGCTGTAAGGCATTAATGCGCTGCTTTAGCAATTTAGCAGCACGGGTAATGTTCCGTTCGTATTCGTATATTTCGGCAGCCCATTGTAGCTGCTTGAGGAAGAGTTGCACATCAGCCGGTATGCCATCGCTTTTCCCTGAGACCAGGAAAGCTGATATCATGTCCGGATGTATCTTATCAAGTATATCAAGTTGTGTCATACGCCGAATAAATTCTTTCGAAGTTCAAGTTCTATACGTTCATTTTTACGGATTTCTAAAGCAGTAATAGCATCAATCTCTCCAGATTCAGCACGTTTTGCCAACTCTGCATCAATATTGTATTCACCCTGGGCACGTCCAGTACTGTAAGCATCGTTGTAGACATCACCGGGCAAAGTGATCCGGATACTAAGAGCTTTTTTTTCACTCCCACGTAACCCCAGGAGATTGCAGATGCGATCTGCAGAGTATCCAAGTGCACCAAACGTACGCACTTGAGATACATATTCGTCGCCAATCAGGATGGCTTTATCTACATCAGAAGTAGGTGTCAGGTCTTGTTTCATGTGATAATTTTAAAAGTTTCTTCCTGAAGCTCTAAGAATGAATCCAGCGG